CTTACCTTTATAGCCCAAATCCTTAAGATCAATCTTGAGTAGTATTTGTTCAAAGGCAAGTTTTGTATAGTTTATATTCACCGAATTGGTTGCACCCTTGTAATCGCCACTCACAAATCCGAAACCGGTAAAATCAATTCCACAACATTTGTGTGATATATCGATTTCTCGCTGGTTTAGATCGTGTAGGTGTGACAAGTTCAGAGGTGTACCAGTAAGTACAAACTGCGGGAAGGTACCGAGATGTCTAGCCATACGCTTTTGGATATCCTTGGAGAGCCACTGTCTGAGATCGGCACCTTTAGAAAGGATGCGTATCTTGAGTGGTTCGGGGAGACCAACTATCCTGACTTCTGTCGGTTCACAGAGCGCGAGATCAAATAGGCCCATTCGGTCTAGGTCATTGGAAGATTTTAACCAATTATGGAAATCATCTTCCCAATTACCTTTACTGTAAGGGTCTGCTGACGGAGTGTAGTCGGATTGTAAATAATCATCCAACTCTTTCTCCATCCTAATCTGATCTGCCAACCTCTCTGCTGGTGACATAGGCCATTCAATCTTGACGAATGGTTTCTCTTTCTTTGTAAATTTACTTTTATTATTGTTATTATTATTTTTATTTGTAAATTCTTCTTTCTTTTTATTAACATTTTTATTTATATTTTTATCTAATTTTTCTCTTTCTACTCTTTGCTCAACCTTTAATTCTCGAGCATCCTTGGCTTTGTCCTTCCATAAGGGCATCAACTTTCCGGCCATCACTCCATCATATAATTTCTGTGCATATTTGCCCTCTATAATTTTAGGGTCAAAAGGCAAATCAGAGTAAATCATGATGTTTTGATAGTCGTACTCGTAGATGTCTTCAAAGACACCAGGTGATGTTTCTACAGATCGTTGGATCCGCTGAACACCCAGCATCTTACGGAGAACATAGTCGATCCATCGAGCACTTCCACCATCAGTCTTGAAATTCTTCATAGAAGCTTTTGCGGACGGTTCGTAGTACTTCAACTTCCTTATTATTGGCATACCCTTGTCCATTTTCTCAAAATACTTAGCCAGTTCTTGGCGTTCAGGTATTGTGAGATCACGGGGGCTTGCTGACATTTCAGGAAGGAAATCGACTATTGATGCAAAAACTGTCTTGTCCGTAGGACGAAGGCAGGCAGCTTTTACACCAAGTAGCATCGAAATACAGAAGCGGGAAACCAACTGTAAATCAGGAGTGAGAATTGCCGAAGGCTTTCTCTTAGCAATCTTCTCTCGTGAAAACAAGAG